TTACATTAAACTTGATAACGGGTTTAGTTTTACGGCATCCTCTAAATGCTCAGGGGCAAAGTGCGCATAACGCATCGTCATTTTGATGTCAGTATGACCGAGTACTCTCTGCAAAATCAGAATGTTACCACCATTCATCATAAAGTGGCTAGCGAAGGTATGACGTAAAACGTGGGTAAGCTGTCCCGCTGGTAATTCGATGTCAGTTCTCTCCAGAGCAGATCGAAACGCGCCATAACAATCACTAAACAACCGGCTTCTTTTATCATCAGGCAAAGACTCATAGAGCTCTTTGCTGATAGGGACGGTGCGGTTTTTTCTGCCTTTCGTGTTGGTGTATGTGATTTTGTATTTCGCGAGCTGGCTCTTTCTCAGACTCTCAGCCTCAGACCACCGTGCGCCAGTGGCTAGACAGATTCTTACCACGATTTCTAAATCAGGGTGGTCATGCCGTTTGCACTCTCCGAGTAGTTGAGAAATTTGGTCGTGAGTTAGCCAGGCCATTTCCATTTCTTCTGTGCGGAATGGGCGCATACTTTTAAGTGGGTTTTCACCTTTCCATTCTCCGAGGCGGCTTAGCTCATTGAACACTGCCCGGAAGTAGGCTAGCTCAAGATTAAGAGTGCGAGGCGATACCTCTTTCACTCTGTTTGAACGGGCATACTCACCTTTTAACCGTTTTTCTCGGTAGCGGGAAAACATCTGTGCATCGAAATCGCGTGCGAGTGGTTCGCCCATACACTCAAAAGCATGGTGCATGGCTAACTGGCGTTTCAAGCCGTCTTTCAGTGTAATGCCATGAGCGCTATACCATGAATCAACCAGCTCTTTTAACGTGCGCCTGTCTTCTTTTTCTTCCTGCCACGGGTTTTGAACGGTGTACTGCTCAAACGCAAGCGCCTCGCCTTTGGTGGCGAATTTCTTTCTGATACGTTTGCCTTTTGCACCGTTTGGATAGAGCTCGCAAATCCAGCCGCCAGCAGGATTCTTACGGACAGTCATCAATTAACCTCGCTGTATACACCCACCACACGACCAATCATTTTGATGTCATCAATTCCGCACTCAAACGGCACTTTCCCACCGGCTACATGTAATTTTTTACCAGGCAAAACGGTTATTTCTCTAAGGCTCAATGCGCCTTCAATATCTACTAACCAAAGGCCATCAGACAAAGAGGATTCCTGCTCGATAACATAAGTGCTGTTATCGCTTTTTACTGAGGCACCCTTTTTCGGCTGCTTAGTGAAAAGCTGATGGTCAAACGAAAGAGTACCAATATTGGTTAACTCCCCTTCACTTAATTCGAACAAAGGAAGCTCCGTTGAAGGTTGAGGTTCATTAGCTGACAGGTTTTTCTCTCCCTCACCAGTCATCAGCCATTTAAGGCTTACGCCAGTTTCAAGCGCGCAATGCACAGCAAAATCGTACGACATGTTGCCCCGCGTATAGCGGTTCTGTAAGGAACTGGCTGCGATTTTGAAGTGATTAGCGAGTTGGATTTTTTGAGTAAACCCATAAACCTCGCAGATCCTATTTAGTAACGCTTCGTTATTAAAATTGGTTTCAAGCATTAAAATTAGCATTCCTATATTGCGAGATACTAAAATTAATATTAGTATCACTATGAACGGTGGCAGTGAGTGGCAAATGTCGGCAAAAACTATGCACTCACTGTCTGAATGTTATCAATTTAGGAATCATGCAATATGGCTTCTGAAATCGCAATCATCAAAATCCCCGCACCAGTCGTTACCCTGCAACAGTTTGCAGAGCTTGAGGGTGTTTCTGAACGCACCGCGTATCGCTGGACAACTGGCGACAATCCATGCGTTCCAATCGAGCAGCGTATTATCCGCAAAGGCTGCAAAAAAGCCGGTGGTCCGATTCGTATCTACTACGCGCGCTGGAAAGAAGAGCAAATGCGTAAAGCGCTGGGTCATTCCCGTTTTCAACTCGTCATTGGCGCTTAATTCACTTTATGTGAACTTTAAGGATGCGACATGTTTGATTTTCAGGTTTCCAAACATCCCCACTATGACGAAGCGTGCAGGGCTTTTGCGCAGCGTCACAATATGACGAAGCTGGCCGAGCGTGCGGGTATGAACGTTCAAACGTTACGTAACAAGCTCAATCCAGAACAGCCTCACCAGTTTACGCCACCTGAATTGTGGCTACTGACTGACCTGACAGAAGACTCAACCCTCGTTGATGGCTTTCTGGCGCAGATTCATTGCCTGCCATGCGTACCGGTTAATGAGCTGGCTAAAGACAAATTGCAGTCTTATGTCATGCGCGCAATGCGTGAACTTGGCGAACTGGCAAGCGGTGCGGTATCTGATGAACGTCTGACCTCTGCCCGTAAGCACAACATGATTGAAAGCGTGAATGCTGGCATTCGCATGTTGTCACTATCGGCTCTGGCGCTGCATGCGCGTCTGCAGACTAATCCCGCTATGTCGAGCGTGGTCGATACCATGAGCGGTATTGGCGCATCGTTCGGGCTTATTTGAGGTGCGTATGCTGAAAAGTGAACCGTCATTCGCGTCTCTGCTCGTTAAGCAAAGCCCCGGCATGCACTACGGCCACGGCTGGATCGCAGGTAAGGACGGCAAGCGTTGGCACCCGAGCCGCTCACAGGTTGATTTACTGGCTGGCCTCTCAACTCAAAAGCAGGGGGAATCATGGCTATCGAAGCTGTTTCCGCAACTGTTCCGCTAAAAGCGGGTGAACGTCTGGCCGGTCTCAATCATGTGGCTGAATTACGCGCGAGATATTGGGGCGATAGCTGGAAAGAGGTTGAGCGCTTTGTCGATGATATGCGCGATAAACGTGACCCGCAATTTGAAGAAAATAATCGGGCGCTGGCCGCTATTTTCTTTCTGGCAAAAATACCGGCGGCTCGTCATGAACTCGAATTAAGTGAGCTGACTACTGACGAGAAAAAGGCGCTTATTACAGCGATGAATCATTTTCGTGCAGTGGTGAGTTTATTTCCCAAACGGCTAACCATGCCGAATTAATCCAAACAGAAATTTAATGGCGTAAACCCGCCGGGCTTCTTATTGCCCGAAATCAGGAGAGTTAATTATGCGTAATACCGAAATCCATAGTTTTAACACTGATAGTGATGCGCTGGCCGTATTGCTGACCGATGCGAAAAAAGAAGAGCGTAAAGACCGCGCGCTTGCTGTTTCCATCCGCCTTGAGGCGCTGGCTATCCATATCACCAAAGAGGGTATGAGCGGCACCGAAGCTGCCGAACTGCTGCGCCGTGAAGCAACCCGCTTTGAGAACGAATCACAGGAGCTGCACTAATGGCCGACGCAATGGATTTAGCACAACTGCGCGAGCAGGAAGACCGCGAACGTCACATCAGCAACGCGCGCAGCCGTATCGCTGCACCTTCCCGTTTCCTTTGCGACGAATGTGACGCACCAATCCCGGAAGCTCGCCGCATTGCTATTCCGGGTGTGGCCTTTTGCGTGACCTGTCAGGAGGTCACCGAATTGAAATCTAAACATTATCGGGGGGTATGACTTGGCGGTTCAATTCGCTTACCCGTGGAATGCTCCACGGTCGGCAATAGCCAGCCCATATCTTACCTATGACCAACAGCATCGCCGCGACCGTATGTTCGCGGCTTTGCTGCATGCGAGAAAAGTGCTTTCTCTCCAGCCCGAGTGCGTGCGCTTTGACGTTTATCGCACCGCGGCGGTGCTGGAGCAAAATCAGGGCAGTCAACGAGCCAATGCCTTTTTAATCAGTTTTTGTAAAAAGGCATTGCCGCGTCTTGAACTGGTCGTAAAAAAATATGAGTGTGCGGGCATTAGCAGCGATGTATCAGGCGCTGTTTTCGGTGGTCATTTCGATACGAAATATATGCAGTATCTGGCATCACGTATGGTCAATATGGTCGCCAGATACAACCGCCTCCCGGATATGTCGCGTGCCGACATTGACCTGCTGGCTGCTGATATCGCTAATTTTATTCGTGCTGAACTGGCAGAACATGATGACGCTGATTCAGATTTCGGCGAGTTGGCGACATTACATGGCTGGTACATGCGCGCCGGACTAATTGCGCTGCAATTTGGTGTTACTCCTCCTCATTGGGCGGGGCTGACAACAAAATACTTTGACCAGGACAAAGCGGCGCCAGCAATCATGCGAATGTTTAATGAGGTTTGGTGGCGTGGCCGTCTGCGACGCATTGCTGCGTCATGGCGCGAACATCTACAAATTGCAGTCGGCAATGTCAGCAAGAAACGACACGCCTACGCGAGTAAAAACTGCGTTATCGACTGGCGTGAACAGAAGCGCCGCACGCGAGAATTTCTCAAGGGATTGGATCTCGAAGACGAAGACGGCAACCGCATCAGCCTGATTGAAAAATACGATGGTTCGGTCGCTAATCCTGCGATACGCCGCTGCGAACTGATGACCCGCATCCGTGGGTTTGAAAATATCTGCAATGAGCTCGGTTATGTCGGGGAGTTTTATACCCTGACCGCGCCGTCTAAATATCACGCCACAACTAAATCAGGCTACCGTAACAGCAAATGGAACGGAGCCAGCCCGCCGGATACGCAAAGTTATCTCACCAGCCTTTGGGCGCGCATTCGCGCCAAGCTGCACCGGGAAGAAATCCGCATTTTCGGCATCCGTGTTGCTGAACCTCATCACGACGGGACGCCTCACTGGCACATGCTTATGTTTATGCTGCCGGAAGACGTTGAGCGCGTACGCCTCATCATTCGCGATTATGCGTGGGAGGAAGACCACCACGAATTAAGAAGCGACAAAGCCAAAAAAGCGCGTTTTCATGCCGAGGCCATTGACCCGGAAAAGGGCAGCGCTACCGGCTATGTTGCTAAATACATTTCCAAAAACATCGACGGCTATGCTCTTGATGGTGAAACCGATGACGAAAGCGGTGAACTGCTGAAGGAGACAGCCCCCGCCGTTTCGGCATGGGCTGCACGCTGGCACATTCGTCAGTTTCAGTTTATCGGCGGTGCGCCAGTAACGGTGTACCGTGAGTTGCGCCGCCTCGCTGACACCGAGACCGCTCATGGTCTAAGCGTTGAGTTTGCCGCCGTCCATGATGCCGCCGACGCTGGTGACTGGGCTGGTTACGTTAATGCGCAGGGCGGGCCGTTTGTCCGTCGCGATGATTTGCAGGTGCGCACACTGTATGAACCGCGCGCCGAGTTTAACCTGTATGGTGAGGAAACCGTCTGCATCCGTGGCGTCTACGACTCTGCTGTCGGCGCAGGCACCCCGATTTTAACCCGGTTAACGCAGTGGAAAATTGTGCCGAAGCGTGCCGATGAGTTGGCCGTTGATGTTAAGGGCGCTCCTGCGCCCTCTCGGAGTTCTGTCAATAACTGTACGGGAAGCGAAAGCGATCCACCGATACTGGATTTATCAAAGCCTATGAGTCGGCGTGAAAGACGAGAGTTGACGAACCGACTCAGGAAGCAAAAGCCAGTAGCGCGGCGAAAATTCATCCACGGAACGGATGAGCAAAACTCAGCTATAGCGAAAACAATCGACGAGATACATCTGACGACCGGCATCACTATCAGCCGCGGCGAAGCCCTGCACCTGATGGCGGGTGGTAGAAGTTGCTATAACGGTCGATGGGTGCGTGGTACTTCAATGGGGGAAATTTTTGCGGCAGCTCCTTCCTATCATGCGCAAGCTAGTAAAATCCTTAGGCGTGTTGCGGCTTTAGCAGAGTTAGCAACGAAAATTTAACCGTTAATATTCATCCATATCATGTACATACAATGTGTTTGGCCGTGATTTTTCCTTCACAACTTTTGCCAATACATGATACTGTATGTTTATACAGTATCTCGTAGTGGAGGTTATGTGAATAGAGAGCTAAACGAGCACGTTATGATTGAGCGGGTCGAAATGATTGCGCGTCTGGCAACAGAGGGCGTGTGCCAGGAAAGAGATCGTGAGATAGCATTAGGGCTCATTGCAGAAATCGCAAAGGAACAAACGATGAGGAATAATAGCTTCTCAGTTTTTTTTTCGGCCAGCTTAATAGAAAAAGAATGAATTGATTATTTTTAATAAAAGCACTCTTTCTCAGAGTGCTTTCTTAAAATGATTCAACTAGTGAAATTTTCAACAGTAGAGAAAATCTCTTTGAACATATCTTCTGAAAAAGTTATCGAACCATTAGTATTCACTTCAAGAGTTTCAAAGCCGCTAAAGGTTTTAACATTTAACTTGACTTTATCAATAGTGAATTTTGCATTTTTGAAAATATTTTTAATTTCTTCAATGGCATCGCTTGAGGATTCAAGCTCTAATATTCCAGATGTTGTTTTGCTAAAAGTAAGATCTTTTAACTTTGCTTTGTGTACCTGAACCCTCTCGAAATGAGGGGTAAGGAATTGTATGAAATCATCAATTCTAATATTGAGATACGACACATTGAAATCAGCTTGCGTTGTTTTAATAACATTGGATATGAAGCTTTTTATGCTTCTAGGCGGGGATTCAATCACTAAAATAAAATTATTTTTTTGAGTTTTGCAAAACCAAAATTTGAACTGAATATATTTGAAGTGATTGAATTCTGTTTCATTACCATAAGGGTCAATGATAATTTCATTTAGTTCAACTCTTTCAATATACTTTGCTGAGATGAAATTATCTTCATACGAATTAATGCTGAAACCCCATCCTTTGTCACTGTCAAATGGAGTGTTAATAATAGCTTTATATAAGCTATCAAGACCGCAAGGGAAGTTGGCATTAAACCATTTTGTTTTCATAACAACTCCTTTTACTATTCCGTGACAACCTCAAGTGTATGAGATGAGATTATTTTATTCGCAATTTCTCGCGCTGTTTTTTCTATAGACGATAATAGCACATTTTCTTTATCTTTTACGACATTTTGACGATTGGTAAATTCGTTAATTTTTTTATATTTATAAAACCCACGCACTAAATAAGAGAAAAGCTTGCAATTATCTGGATCTACAAATTGAGCCTCAAACTCATATTTATCTGAATCTTTAAAACCATCCACAATAGAACACCAAACAATTTTAGAAATATAGAAACCTTTATTAAGCAATTCTTCAAGTTCTGGTGATTCTAAGACACCTCTGCCTTTGAGAGAGGCTTTAGATATATGATATCCAGTATCTATAACTGAATCATCATCAGTATCTTCATCAGCATCTTCCTCGGATGATTTCCTTGCCTCTAAAATAGGATGTGTAACATATACATCAGAAACATCAACACATTTATAATTAGGCATGCTAACAATTAATTCTTTGAAAAACCTACTCCGTTCTGCAGGATCCTTTACTGATTCTAATGATATTTCTTCAAGGCTTGCTGGGTCGTCTTTGTTTTCTTCTTTGATTTTTTCAACTAGACGATCATTGAATTCTCTCGCTTTGGCGTTTTGTGGAAAGCGGGTGATGTATTCTCCTGCTTCGTTTATTTCAATTTGAATTTTAGCTTCGCGAGAGGAAGATTGACGGAACTCACTCATTTTGAAATCGAGTTTCACATATTTAATGGAAACTTCAAAACCTTTTTCGGTAAAGGTTAAATTAGTAACATCCCCATCCTTTTGGAGATCCTCACAAATAGATTTTACTGTGGCTTCTAAGGCATTGGTATCTATGTTTGTATTTACAATGTTTAAAGAAACCTTTTCTCTACGGCCTACTGACCCAAGAATTTCAGATAAATACTCAAAGTCATAATAACCATGATAGTTTTTTGAAAAATCTAAAGCTAAGGCTTTTCTTTTGGTATCTTTCGAAATAATAATACCTCTTTTAAAGAAAAGACTTTTCATATCTTCGTGTGTGACTTTAGTCTGATTGAGGGCATCAAACATAGCTTTATCATTAACACTATACAAACCAACTTTCATATTTATCGCTCCCAACCAATCTCAACTGAACTAAAACGAGGTTTAGTGAATTCTACCTGATGAAAATCGATTGCATTAATTATTGTTCTTTTATGATCATCAAACCCCCACTCCCTACAATATGTTTCTTTTGCACGCATAAAAATTCCACGAACATCTTTGTATATATTGGGATTGATAATTCTAATTCTTATTTTTTCATTTCCATCTAATAGCTGATATTTCGAAAGTGTATCCAATATATACACAAATTCTAGCTCATTTTTACCTTCGCCATTGTAGTAAATGATATATCCGTGTTCACAAGTTTTTTCCCATTGTAGAGTTTCTTCATTACAATGCTTTACATCATGGTGTTTAATAATCAGGAATGGTCCTGTAAGTAGCTCAATTGTGGCCGGGTGTTCTTCTGGTGACCCACTTACTTTATGAAGAGATAAGTCAGGATAAAAGAATTGATATTTTTTCCCTAGAGGAAATTCTCTCTTATGACTTAACTGTGATAAATCTGAGATTATTGATTGCAAATAATTTATAGTTCTTGGCTCAATGATGTGGATTTTTTGTCCTTGTTTTAAAGGGATGTTGTCAAGATTGATGCCGCGCTTAGTTTTATCGGTCTCGGCATTATGTGATTGATAAAATACATCATAAAATGATTGGTCAAATTCACCATCATGATTATAAACAAACAGCATCCCTCTTACTTCTGATGAACCACTTTGATATGAATATCTTTCTTTCCATTCCTTACTTCCTTCCGCGCAATCAATTGAGTTAGCTAAAGAAACTAGAGCGTTTCTCATTGATGTCGATGTAATAGAACCTTTTACATAACTTTTTAAGTCTGTATTCAAAAAAACTGTTCTATTTAAGTAAGGATCTTTGTAGGAGAAAACTACATCTGTAGGATGTGTTCCAGCCTTAGTTTTATGTTGATCTGACTTCATGCATGGGAAGTTTTCATTAGTTGCCCCAACTAACTCCCACTTGAACCATTTAAATAAGTCGGCAGAAATTTTTTCTGCCATTGCTGAAATATTTTGAGTTTCACCAGCCATGTGTTGTCACCTTCTTATTTGTCCTTGGTGGTTATAAGGTCGCCAGCATCAAATGTAAAACAATGAGATAGGCATAGCCGATCGATCAGTACCACAAACACATATTGATTGCATTATCCCGCATGAATTTGCATTCGTTTTTTTGTTCTTTATCAACTATTCAAGAGCTGACAGGTGAAGGAGAATCGAAGAAATGCAATTGCATCAAAAGCGACCCGTTAAGCGTGCAGGCGAGGCGGGGATAGCACTGCGCGCCAGCCGTGGTGACAGGATTTATTTTGCGCGTCTGTGCGCGTCGTGGTAAGGCGCTGCGCTGTGAGGTCGGGCGTTGGGTGTGTGGGAGGTTGCGTAGCGTGTGCGGCGTCTGGTGCACGCTGAGGATATGCCGCCCGGAGGCGGCATTTTGGGCGGGGTTAATCGGTATCGATGCTGTAATCCTTAAAGCGGATCACTTCCATTCCTAACCAGTCGTTTATTTCTTTGAAACGCTCCTGTAGCGGCGTCAGCTCGTTACGCACAAACACCCGCGCCACCTTCTCGATATCCCCCATTGAGCCGATATTCTCAGGTTTACCCCCCATCAGCTGGAACGGTACGCGGTGCGCATCGAGCAGGTCGGCGGCGCTCACCTTTTTGATATTGAAAAAATCATCCTTCGTGGCGACCTCACTCAGCGGCACGATCTTAATCCCTTCCGGTTTCCCGTTGGGTGCATAGAAAAACAGGTTTTTAAAGTTCCCGAGCCCCTTCGAGTCCCGCATCGCGGAGCGCAGCGCCTCGACGTCAGTGCTGCTCTGCGCTGCGTCGGTCACGTACATGATGTAACCCGCGTGCGCGCCGTTCTGGTAATACTTGCGACGAAACAGCGTGGCGGATTCATTCAGCCAGGCGGAATTGAGCGCGCTCAGGTATTCAGGCATCCCGTAGAGCTCCTGATTGATATCGGGCTCAAGCAAATGGCACACCGAGCCGGGGGCGAACTGGTGCGGGTGGGTAAAGCTGGACACGTACCAGTAAACATCCTCCTCGACACCCCGGCGGGTGTATTTGGCCGGGGAGGTTTCCAGCTTAATGAGCTGGCCGGTAACGCTCAGGCGCTTCTCAAGGTAGCCGTTTGCAAAGACCAGATAATCGAGTGCAAGGCGGCTAAAATCCTGACGCGACAGCAACGGGTGCGGGATGTAGGTGCTCGTCAGGATGTTGCGCTTCACGTAAATCGGGGAACTGTGATGCACGGCGGCGCGCAGGCTTTTCGCCAGCCCCGAGAAGTTGACCGGCGGCTCGTACCATTTCCCGTTGTTGATGCACTCGACATAGTCGAGGATATCGCGGCGATCCAGAACGGGGGAGGGCTCACCAAAGGTGAACGCCTCCATTTTCTGCGGCGCGCTGGCGGTCATGCTGGCTGTCTGTTGTGGCTGTTTCTTTTGACGTTTTTTCATCTTAGTTAATGTCCAGAATTGATGTTGAGTGCATACCACTCCCGGCGGAAAGCGGTTCGTTTAACAGGGCGTGCATGGTTGCCCAAGCGATATCCGCATGGCTGGCCTCTTCACTGCGGCTGGCTTCATAGGTGGAGCTGCGGCCACTGCTGGTCATGGTTTTACGGATAGCCATAAATGACTGAGTGATGTCGGTTGCCCCGGCGTCGTATTCCAGACACCCGCGGCGGATGGTGTCTTTTGCTTTCAGCACCATGGCGGTCTTCATTTCCGGCGTGTAGCGGATGGCGCGCGCCGCCGGGAAGAATGAGCGCACGAGCTGGTAAACACCCTGGCCGATACCGGTCGCATCGATGCCGATATAGTCGACGGTGTATTTTTCGGTGAGCGAGCGGATAGCCTCGGCCTGCGCGGCAAAGTTCATGCCTTTCCACTGATGGCGCTCAAGGATGCGGAACTTGCCACCGGCTACCAGTGGCGGAGCCAGTACCGCACAGCCTGCGCTGTCGCCGGTGTGTGACGGGTCATAGCCAATCCAGACCGGTCGCCAGTTAAACGGACGGTCGGCATAAGGTGCAAAGTCCTCCCATTCTTCCATCGCATCGACCATGCAGCGCTGCAGCTCCTCGAACGGGAATACCGATGCCTTGTCGTCGACAAACTCGCACATGAAGAGGTTACGGAAGTCATCCGCGCTGTTTTCCTGCCTGAGCTGGTCGAGGTTAAACAGGGTGCAGCCCCCGGCGAGCGCGTCCTCGATGGTGACTATCTGCCGCCACTGGCCGTCCCCGCACAGCACGCCACCGGCAAGCGCCTGATGGCTGATATCGATGTCGACACGTTCGTCGCGGTTACTGCGCCCCCGGTTAAACAGCTCGCCTGACCAGAACGGATAAGCACCATGCGCCAGCGTGGATGGGGTCGAGAAATAGGTCGTGCGAAGGTGTGACTGCGACGCCATGCCCGAGGCCACTTTGCGCAGGCGCTGGAAATTGGGTATCCAGAAAATTTCATCGACATACAGGTCGCCGTTATGGCTCTGCGCAGTGTTGGAGTTCGTCCCGAGAAAAATCAGCTCTGCGCCGTTGTTGCCGATGACAATCGGGTCGCCTGACAGGTCGACGTCGACCAGACGCGCAAAGGCGATGATGTACTTACGGAAAACGTAAGCCTGCGTTTTACTGGCTGATAAAAAAATCTGGTTCTGGCCGGTTTTAAGTGCGCGCAGAAGCGCCTCGCGCGCAAAGTAGAACGTTGCGCCAATCTGGCGCGATTTCAGGATGTGGCGGATGCGGTGCTCTAACCCCGCTTTATGCCAGTGGAGCTGATACGCAAAGGACTGGTCGAGGAAGATCTCTTCCAGCTTCCCGATTGCCTCCTCGCTGAAATAATTACGTTTCGGCTTTTTGCGATCCCCTTTGTTGCGGCTCGCAATGTTGGGGTTTAAATCCACCTCGTTTCCGGTCTGGCTGTAGCGGTTCACGCGCGCGAGGCGCTCGAGCTGACGCGACAGAAAATCAGCGACTTTGAAGTCATGCGCGGTGAGGTCTTGCTTTGCGTAAAGCTGGATGAGCCGCGCCTCAAGCGTCGATTCCACACGGTTAATCGGCGCGGTTTCCTCCCATCCATCACGCTGTTTCCAGCTCTGCACGGTCGGGCGCTTGAGCTGCAGCATCTCGCAGATTTGCGGCACGGCGAACCCCTGCCAGTACAGCAGCCGCGCCTGTCGTCGCGGATCATTGAGCAGTGAAAGGTCAGTTGAAATGGTCATGGTTGCCTCGTTTTGATGTCACGAGGCAAGGCTAAGGAAATGGCCGGGCGTTATCGCTAAACCCCTGTTGTGTCAGGAGTTGCACTTCTGTAACCGGTGGCTGATGCGGGACGGAGTAGGGAAACTGACCCCGACCCGAAAACCCAACATCAGGACACCTGAACAATGGCAAAGAAAATTTCTAAATGGTTTCGCATAGGCGTCGAGGGTGACACCTGCGATGGCCGCGTCATCAGTGGCGATGATATTCAGGATATGGCCGACACGTTCGACCCGCGCGTCTATGGCTGTCGTATCAACCTCGAACATATCCGGGGGCTGATGCCTGACAGTCCGTTTAAACGCTACGGCGACGTTATCGAAGTCAAAGCCGAAGTCATCAGCGATGACTCTGCGCTCAACGGCAAAAAAGCGCTGTTTGGCAAAATCCAGCCGCTCGACGAGCTGCTCAGCATGGTTAAGGCCGGGCAGAAGGTTTATACCTCCATGGAGATCCGCCCGAACTTTGCCAACAGTGGCAAGTGCTATCTCATCGGGCTGGCCGTGACCGATGACCCGGCAAGCCTCGGCACCGAATACCTCGAATTCTGCAGCCGTGCCACGCAGAACCCGCTCGCCGGTAAAAAAGACCAGCCGGGTGACGTTTTCTCTGTTGCCTCACTGGCTGAGCTGGAATTTGAAGATGTTCCCGACACCATGCTCAACAGCCTGACCGACAAGGTCAAAGCCATTTTCAGCCGTAAGCAGGTCAGCGATGACGCGCGTCTCGCTGATGTGCATGAGGCGGTTACCACCGTCACCGAGCAGGTACAGACCAACCTGACCGAGACCGACAAACGTGTCACCGATCTGGAAACCGCTTTTGCACAGCTTAAGCAGGACGTGACCCGCACGACCGAAGAAAACGCGCAGGCGTTTACCTCCCTGAAAAACTCTCTCGATAACACCGAAAGCCAGCGCCAGCCGCGCCGCGAACTTTCAAAAGGCGGTACCGGCGACGAGCTGCTGACCAACTGCTGATACTCCGCCGGGCGTGCTGCCTGGCCTGATACCTATTACCTGAACAGGAATAACCATGCGTAAAGATACCCGTTTCAAATTCAATGCCTATCTGTCCCGCGTCGCGGAGCTGAACGGCGTTTCCACCGATGACGTGGCGAAGAAATTCACCGTCGAGCCGTCGGTCACGCAAACCCTGATGACCACTCTGCAGATGTCATCCGCGTTTCTGACAAAAATTAACATCGTGCCGGTCGACGAGCTGAAAGGCGAAAAAGTCGGGGTAGGTGTTAACGGTACGATTGCCAGCACCGCCGACACCGCCAATGATGATGAGCGTAAGACCGCGGATTTCACCTCGCTGGAGTCCAACAAATACGAGTGCGATCAGATTAACTTTGATTTCCATATTCGTTATAAGCAGCTCGACCTGTGGGCGCGATTCCAGGACTTCCAGACCCGTATCCGTGACGCGATCATCAAGCGTCAGGCGCTTGATTTCATCATGGCCGGTTTCAACGGCATCGAGCGCGCGGCGACGTCAGACCGCAAACAAAATCCGCTGCTGCAGGACGTAGCGGTGGGCTGGCTGCAGAAATACCGCAACGAAGCGCCAGCGCGCGTGATGTCAAAAATGACCGGCGATGATGGGGCGGTGATTTCCGAGGTGATCCGCGTGGGTAAAAATGGCGACTATAAAAATCTCGACGCGCTGGTCATGGATGCGACCGGCAACCTGATTGATGAGATTTATCAGGATGACCCTGAGCTGGTTGTCATCACTGGCCGTAAGCTGATGGCGGATAAGTATTTCCCTATCGTCAACAAAGACCAGGAAAACAGCGAGTCGCTGGCCGCTGACATCATCATCAGCCAGAAGCGCATCGGCAACCTGCCAGCCGTTCGCGTCCCGTATTTCCCGGCTAATGCCCTGATGGTGACACGTCTCGATAACCTGTCGATTTACTTCATGGATGATGCGCACCGTCGCGCCATCATCGAAGAGCCGAAAAAAGACCGCATCGAAAACTACGAGTCGATGAATATTGACTATGTGGTCGAGGCTTACGCCGCCGGTTGCCTGATTGAAAACATCACGCTCGGTGACTTCACTGCGCCTGCAGAACCGGAAGGCGGAGAGTAAGCCATGACGAGTCCCGCAGCGCGTCACATGATGCGGGTCTCGGCCTCTGAAACAGCGCGGCGGGCTGCTGTCCCGCTGCGCAATGCAACTGCCTATGAGCAGATGCTGGTTAAGCTGGCCGCAGACAACCGCACGCTAAAACAAATCCGATCCAATGAGCGCAAGGCAGATAAAAAGCGCGAGCTGCTGCCGTTCTATCTGCCGTGGGTGGCTGGCGTCCTCGCAAACGGCAAGGGTGCGCAGGATGACGTTGTCATGACGGTCATGCTGTGGCGTCTCGATGCTGACGATACCGCCGGGGCGCTGGAAATTGCCCGTTATGCCATGACCTATGGCCTGACCATGCCGACCGGGCGACGTCCGACGCCTTACCTACTGGCCGAAGAGGTGGCGCTTGCCGCACAGCGCCTGCGCAGTGCTAAACAGCCGGTCGAACTGGCGAACCTGCTCGACACCCTCGCGCTGACTGAGCGCGCGGATATGCCGGATATCGTGCGCGCAAAACTGCACAAAATCACCGGCTACGTGCTGCGTGATGCGGAGCAACCGACAGAAGCGCTGGCGCACCTGCAGCGTGCGATCCAGTTAGATGGCGCTATCGGTGTGCGTAAAGACATCGAGCAGTTAGAGCGCCAGATCAGGCCAAAACCCGAACCGGCACCGAAAACCAAAACGATTAAACCGTGTGTGCGCAAACCCGCCGAAAAACCGGCGGCACGGCGTGGACGTCCACCAAAGGCGGCAAAAGCCGCAGGTTAACCGAGCGCTCCCCGAGCCGGGCGGCACGCCGGTCAATGCGGGTATCAATTGCCCTGACTGCGACCATCGTCCACCGCCCAACCTATTACACGAGGTTGTCATGACGACGCTGATTATTGAGCAAAACAAAGAGCCGCAGGACGTGCCGGGTGTGGTGATACCGCCGCCGGGCGTGAGCGAGCCGGTAATCAAAAACACCCCGTTTTACCCTGATATTGATCCGAAGCGCGTGCGGGAAGAAATGCGCCTTGAGCAGACCGTTTCCCCTGTGCGCCTGCGCCGGGCGATTAAAACCGCCGTTGCGGAGACTAACGCGGAGCTGGGCGAGTGGCGCGAGCGTCAGCTCGATGCGGGTTACGCCACGCTGGCCGATGTCCCGACCGACGAGCTCGACGGCGAGAGTGTGCGGGTTTTCCACTACTTCAACGCCGTATGTTCGATGACGACGGCCACGCTTTATGAGCGTTTTCGTGGCGTGGATGCGACCGCCAAAGGGGACAAAAAGGCCGACAGCATCGACAGCACTATCGATGAAATGTGGCGGGATATGCGCTGGTCAGTGGCGCGCATTCAGGACAAAGCGCGCTGCATTGTGGGGCAAATCTGATGAAGGTGTATGCGCTGCAGGGCGACACCCTCGACGCGATTTGCGCGCGGTATTACGGGCGCACCGGTGGAGTCGTCGAAACCGTGTTAAAGGCGAATCCCGGCCTGTCTGAGCTCGGCGTCATTCTGCCGCACGGCACGGCTATCGAGCTGCCCGAGACCGACAGCGCGGCTAAAACCGAAACGGTGAATCTATGGGACTGAGTATGGAAAAAATCACCACGTTTATCGCCTACTGGCTGGCCGTCGCGCTGGCCTATTTCGGGGCGATGTCTCCCGAAAAGGTGGCGCTTTATGTGGGTGGCGGATGCGCCATTTTTACCGCGCTGACGAACTACTGGTTTAAGCGCAAAACGTACCGCTACCTGACGTCACTCGGACTCGATAAGGGGGCGATCCGTGAGCTCAATCATTAAACGATGCAGTGTGGCCGCAGTGCTGGCGCTGGCGACGCTGATGCCTGACTTTCGTCTGCTTAACACCTCGCCCGAGGGGCTGGCGCTGATTGCCGACCTCGAAGGATGTCGCCTGACGCCTTACCAGTGCAGCGCGGGAGTGTGGACGTCAGGCATCGGCCACACTGCAGGCGTCGTCCCGAAAAGGGATATCACCGAGCGTCAGGCGGCGGCGAACCTTGTCGCGGATGTGCTGAACGTCGAGAAGCGCCTCGCGGTCTGCGTGCCGGTGAAGATGCCGCAGCGCATTTACGACGCGCTGGTCAGCTTCTCATTCAACGTGGGAACTGGCGCGGCCTGCCGGTCGACGCTGGTCTCGTATATCAAGCGCCAGCAGTGGTGGCAGGCGTGTGACCAGCTCACCCGCTGGGTTTTTGTTAATGGCGAAGTCAGCACCGGACTGGAAAATCGCCGCGCACGTGAGCGTGCTCTCTGCATCAAGGGGGTGCCATGAAAGTGATGTTGTTTTTACTGGCCGCACTGGTTGCGGTTGTGCTCTGGCAACGCCACGAAAAAAGCAACCTGACGCGCTCTTTTGAACGGGCGAACAGGGTCGCCGGTGAACAAAAAAACGTGATCGGCATGCTGAAAAATCAGCTTTCCGTGTCGCAGGGAATTGCCAGGGCAAACGAAACCGCGCAGGTCAGTTTACGCGGCGAACTGCTGGCCGCCGGTGCGATGGCCGTGCGGCGTGAAGAGACCATTACGAGGCTGTTAAATGAGAATGAAACGTTACGCCGCTGGTATGGCGACAAGTTGCCTGATGTTGTGCGCAGGCTGCACACCCGCGCCGGTTGCGCCTCCGCCGGTCATTGTTTACAGCGCATGTCCGAAGGTGAGCTATTGCCCGATGCCGGAAAGCGATCCGGTCACTAATGGCGACCTGAGTGCAGATATCCGCAGGCTTGAGCACGCGCTCGCCGCCTGCGCGCTGCAGGTTGAAACCGTCAAACACTGTCAGGATAAACTCGATGAAGAAAGCGATCAGCCTGCGCAAAGCGTTAACTGACGCCGTCCCGCAGCTTAAAACCAATCCCGAAATGATGCGCATCTTTGCCGATGAGGGGAATATCGATGCGCGTCTCGCGGCCTCACTGTCCCACGAAAAAAAATACACCCTCAATGTGATCGTGTGTGATTTTGTGGGCGACCCTGATTTGATTTTCGTGCCGGTGGCCGCGTGGCTCAGGGAAAACCAGCCGGATATCTGCACGCTCGATGAGGGGCGCAAAAAGGGCTACCGTTTCCAGATGGATTTAAACGACGGGGATAATGTCGACATCAGTATCAGCCTGCAGCTGACCGAGCGCACCATCATCAGGGAGGAAAACGGCGCACTGCATGTGAGCTATGCCCCCGAGCCGCCACTGCCTGAGCCTGTCACCCGTCCGAAAGCGCTTTATATCAATGGCGAACTGGTGAGCAAGTGGGATGAGTGATTTTAAGCCCTTTGACGACCAGCTCGCCGGGCTGATTGCTGCCCTGTCACCTGCAGGGCGTCGACGGCTGGCCGGTGAGATTGCGAAACAGCTCAGAACGGCGCAACAGCAACGGATTAAACAGCAAAAAGCCCCGGACGGCTCACCGTATCAGGCGCGTAAGCGTCAGCCGCTCAGGGCAAAGACGGGGCGAATCAAAAGGGCGATGTTTCAGAAGCTGCGCACGAGCCGATACATGAAAGCCGGTGGCCGTGAAAACAGTGCTGTGGTGGAATTTACCGGCAAAGTGCAGCGCATCGCGCGGGTTCATCAATTCGGACTCAAAGATCGTCCAACTCCCCATACTCATAATGTTCAATACACAAAAAGGCAATTGCTCGGATTTAGTAAGGGTGATAAAAAAATAATCAATGATCTTTTATTTAAATATGTAAGTTAAAGTGGTTGTGTCTGATTTTACTTGTTTTAATATTTGTGAATGAGTGTATTAAAGAAGTGCGTGTGGTGGTTGCTTTTTTTATTTTTACATGGTGTATAGGCCCTGAGATAATGACAGGGCCGTAAGGCTGGAAGATTGCTAACTAAGACTTACCATTTCTTATTGAACTTATTAAAGTTGCGATCTGGTCAATTCCATCAAATGTTGAAGGAATCTTATTATCTGTCAGCATTATATTTGAAAATATAATTTCTTCAAATTTAGCCAAAGTGGTTTCGCTGTTGTCTTTTATTTCTTTTGCATATTCAGCGTAGCTCTGAATGAAGCAGCATAAACTTTTTCTTAATTCTATTTGGATTACCTGCGCCTTTACTGAGTTGAAATTACCCAGTGCAATTTTGAAATAATAAATAAAAATAAGCGTGATTGATGCAATAGGTATTATTTTTGCGAAATCCTTGATCTCAGTAAAGGTGATTTTGTCAATGTGAAACCACTCCCACGCAAGAGGCATCGGTATTAGTGCGCCAAAAACAAAAAGAATATTTCTTGCCCATTTTAATTCATTTTTCTTTATTTCACCAAGCCTGAAAAAACCATCAAAAAGTGAAGCGAAGTTAAAATCTGACTCTTGCTTTCTTAAGGCATCGTTTAGCTTTTGAATTCTTATCTCTTTTTCCAGCGTTTTTCTATCCCAATCCTCATCGATTTTCTTTGACTTATCGACCATGTCAACAAAGTTTCTATATGTGCTTATATCATGCGAAAAGATAAATCTTTTAACTAACCTTATTGGGATTTCTCTTGTGGCAAATAAAATGCGTCTTTTTGAGTTCTCATCAAATTCATCGGCTTTATATACGCAGAATATTTTAAAGTTATTTGTTACTGTGACCCATTCATCATCGAGCATGTCTGACTCAATGGCAAAAATATAGCATACGGCGAAGATTTGGTTTAAAAATACAGGGACTACGCTTGCCGCCTGAAGCATTGATAATAATTCGTTTTGATATTTATCAATGCTGTATTGGCATTTTTGATCCCATTCAGTTGGATATTTTTCAAAGCTTTCAAAGATTTCTATCAAAAGCTCGTTTCTTTGTTTTCCAAAATCATTCTCTGGCTCTCTTTCAGATATTTCTTTGCGATAGGTTTGAATGTAATTAGAAACTCCAGGAGAAGAGAAAAAACGTAAGTTCATAGATTTGTTTGACCCCGAGTAGTTGGTTGTTGTGCGAGCGATTGTACAAGTTGAAGAAATTCATGACGCGAAATTTTAGTTGCATTATGAAGTAATGAAAACACAACTCAATGAAATTTTGCGGCTTTTGCGCAACCTCATCCGCACCGGCATCGTGACCGATATCGACCTCGATGAGGGGCTGTGTCGTGTCCAGACCGGCGGCATGGAAACCACTTGGTTGAACTGGCTCACCTGTCGCGCCGGTCGCTCTCGGGTGTGGTGGGCTCCCTCGGTCGGTGAACAGGTGCTTTTGCTGGCTATCGGCGGGGAGCTCGATACGGCCTTTGTGCTGCCGGGCATTTTCTCGGATGACAATCCCGCGCCGTCTGCCTCGCCCGATGCGTTACATGTGTCATTTCCTGATGGCGCGGTCATCGAGTACGAGCCCGAAAGCGGAGCGCTCACCGTATCCGGCATCAAAACCGCCGACGTCACCGCGTCGGATTCCATTACCGCCACCGTGCCGGTGATGCTGGTCAAAGCCTCGACCCGCATCACACTCGACACTCCCGAGGTAGTGTGTACCAACAAGCTGATCACCGGCACCCTCGAAGTGCAGAAAGGCGGAACGATGAAAGGGAATATCACGCACACCGGCGGGAAATTCACCTCTAACGGCGTGCAGGTAGATGACCACGACCACGGCGGTATTGAAAGGGGCGGGAGCTGGACGGAGGGCATCCAATGACGGTGCGTTATCTGGGCATGAGCAGCCAGACCGGGCTCAGTATTTCTGAGGTCGAGCATATCAGGCAAAGCGTGCGCGACATTCTGGTCACGCCGATTGGCTCGCGCGTCATGCGCCGTGAATACGGCTCTCTCCTGTCGGCACTGATTGACCAGCCGCAGACACCGGCGCTGCGCCTGCAGATTATGGCCGCGTGCTATTCCGCGATCCAGAAGTGGGAGCCGCGCGTCAGCCTGACGTCAATTGCTTTTGAGCGGTCGGACACTGACGGCGGGCTGTATGTCGATATCACCGGCACGAGAACGACATCAGGCCAGCCGTTTTCTATCACCATTCCACTGAGTTAAATCACTATGGCAACTGTTGACCTGAGTCAGTTACCCGTTCCCGATGTGGTGGAGGTACTGGACTATGAAACCATCCTTGCAGAACGCAAAGCGACGCTGATTTCGCTTTATCCCGAAGACCAGCAGGAGGCCATTACCCGGACGCTCGCGCTTGAGTCAGAGCCGATTGTTAAGCTGCTGCAGGAAAACGCCTACCGTGAGGTTATCTGGCGTCAGCGGGTGAACGAGGCAGCACTGGCGGTGACGCTGGCGTATTCCGCCGGTAATGACCTCGACGTTGTGGTCGGGAACAACAATACCGAACGCCTGACCATCACCCCGGAGGACACTACCACCATTCCGCCGACGCCTGCGGTTATGGAGTCAGACACCGACCTGCGCCTGCGCGCGCAACAGGCGTTTGAGGGATTGAGCGTGGCGGGTCCGGTCGGGGCGTATGAGTATCACGGCCGCAGCGCTGACGGGCGGGTCGCTGACGTCTCGGTCGAAAGCCCGTCGCCAGCCTGCGTGACGATCACCGTGTTATCCCGCGAGGATGACGGCGCCGCCAGTCCTGAACTGCTGGCGATAGTGGATAAAGCGCTTAATGCCGAAGATGTGCGCCCGGTGGCAGACCGGGTGACCGTCCAGTCAGCCGAAATTGTTCCGTACCAGATTGACGCGACGCTCTACGTTTACCCCGGCCCCGAATCTGAGCCCATCAGGCAGGCGTCCGAGCAGAAGCTGCAGAGCTATATCAGCGCGCAGCACCGTCTCGGGCGTGACATCCGCCTGTCGGCCATTTATGCGGCGCTGCATGTTGAAGGTGTGCAGCGTGTTGAGCTGGCATCACCGCAGGCCGACATTGTGCTGAGTAAGTCGCAGGCGTCGAACTGCACCGAGTACCAGATAACGATCGGGGGCTCGGATGAGTGACCGGCTTTTACCCGTTGGCTCATCACAGCTTGAAGTCGCCGCCGCTGCTGCGCTCGCTGAGATTAAGCGCGTGCCGGTACCGCTGCGCACCCTGTGGAACTGGCGCGACTGCCCGTTAAACCTGCTGCCCTATCTGGCGTGGGCGCTGTCGGTCGACAGGTGGGATGAGGGATGGCCGGAGGCGACAAAGCGCAGCGTGTGTGCGTCCTCGTTTTTCGTCCATCAGCACAAAGGCACCATCAGCGCATTGCGTCGGGTGGTTGAGCCGCTCGGCTATCTGATTGAGGTGCGCGAGTGGTGGCAGCTCTATGAGGAGCCAGGCACATTCCGCCTCGTTGTCGGTGTGCTCGACAGCGGCATTACGGATGAAATGTACCAGGAACTTGAGCGCCTGATTGAAGACGCGAAACCGGCAAGCCGCCACCTGACCGGGCTGGCTATCAGCCTCAGTGCGACCGGTGAGCTCTATGTCGGCGCGGGATGCTACCACGGCGACGCGCTGACTGTTTACCCCTACACCCCCGAAGAAATTATTGTCGGCGGTGAATATTATCCGGCCTCGGCCATCCATTTGATTGATAACCTGAGAGTGAACGCATGACCGCAAAATATTTAGCCATTCTGACCAATCAGGGCGCGGCGCGGCTGGCGAACGCGGCGGCACTCGGTACCAGACTCAACCTGACGCAGATGGGCGTCGGTGATGCAAACGGTACGCTGCCGACCCCTGACCCCGCGCAGACGACGCTCATTAACCAGAAGCGTATCGCGCCGCTGAACATGCTGACCATTGACCCGGCCAACGCCAGCCAGATTATCGCGGAGCAGATTATCCCCGAGAATGAGGGCGGTTTCTGGATCCGTGAGATTGGTCTCTATGACGAAGACGGCATTTTAATTGCCGTGGCTAACTGCCCGGAAACCTATAAGCCGCAGCTGCAGGAGGGAAGCGGGCGCACGCAGACCATTCGCATGATCCTGATTGTGTCGAGCACGTCGGCCATTAGCCTGAAAATTGACCCCTCGGTCGTGCTGGCAACGCGCCAGTATGTCGACGATGGGGTTATCGAGGTGAAAGCCTATGCTGATAGTCTGCTGGCCGCACACCTTGCCGCTGCTGACCCCCACGCGCAGTACCTCAAAACGGCGGATATTGATAAGTATATTCCGGTCGGGTTTCCGCTGCCGTGGCCGCAGGCAACGCCGCCTGACGGCTGGCTGAAATGCAACGGCGCGACTTTTGACAAGACGAAATATCCAAAGCTGGCCGGCGCTTATCCGTCCGGCACTCTGCCTGATTTGCGTGGTGAGTTTATTCGCGGGTGGGATGACGGACGCGGTGTGGATGCTGGCCGTGCCATTCTATCGAGCCAGAGTGATGCAATTCAAAAGATGACTGGCGCCATTAAGGGAGTAGTGCATTTTTCTAACAATCAGGGTACCGGCGTGTTTGATACTGGTGATACGGGGAATAGTGTTTCTCTGGATGAAAACCCACAAGGTAATGCAGTAACCGATCACAACTTTGATTCTTCCCGTGTTGTTCGCTCGGCTACCGAAACCCGACCGCGCAACATTGCATTTAACTACATCGTGAGGGCGGCATGATGGCGAAAGCAACATTGAACAAAAACGGCATTGCCACGAAAGCCGGTGAAATGACGGTGTATAACTACGACAGTGAAACCCGCGAATATCTGGCGTCGTCCGTCGAATTTCTGACGGTGGGCGTGGGGATTCCTGCTAATTCCTGCACTGATGCACCGCTAGATAATAAAGCCGGTTTTGCCATTTGCCGCGCGGCCAGCTGTGATGGATGGGAGTATGTTACCGACCACCGGAGCGAGACGGTTTATGACACGGAAACCGGCCAGCCTGTCGAAATGACTGAGCTGGGTGATTATCCTGCCAGTGTGACCACTGTCGCGCCGCTGACGCCGTATGACCGCTGGAACGGTAGCGAATGGGTCACCGACACGGATGCTCAGAAAGCTGGTCAGGTTGCGGCAGCTCAACAGAAAAAAGCCTCATTGCTAGCCGAAGCTCAAAGCACTATCAGCCTGTGGCAAACCGAGCTGCAGCTGGGCATCATCAGTGATGATGAGAAAGCTAACCTGATTAGCTGGATGGCTTATATCAAAGAGCTGCAGGCTGTTGATACCGATACAGCACCCGGTATTAACTGGCCGGTTTCTCCGGCGGTGTAGGTCATTGAACCTCGGGGGCGGCGGATGTGCCCATGCATTCACCGCGCCCGGATACAAACCCGTATCAACATGACCATCACATCGCAACGCGCTTTTCCCTGCTTTAAGAAAATCCCCTTTCGCCGTTGTGCCAGTTATCACCGAACCTTCACGGTTAGACCGTCTTTGACACTATCAGGAGAATGACACTCACCCCCTAACAACGGAGTTAAACGGATGAGTGACTTTCATCACGGCGTTGAGGTCATTGAGGTTAACGATGGCACGCGCACCATTTCCACCGTCTCGACGGCAATCATCGGCATGGTCTGCACGGCCAGCGATGCTGACGAAAAGACATTCCCCTTAAATGAGCCGGTGCTGATTACCAGCGTGCAGAGCGCTATCGGCAAAGCCGGTAAGCTTGGGACGCTGTCAGCTTCCCTGCAGGCCATCGCTGACCAGTGCAAACCGGTCATTGTGGTTGTTCGTGTTGCCGAAGGTACCGCAGACGACGAAGAGGCGGCGCAGAACGAAACCATTTCGAACATCATCGGCACCACCGACGAAAACGGCAAATACACCGGGCTGAAAGCGCTGCTGACGGCGAAAACTGTCACCGGCGTCAAGCCGCGCATCCTCGGCGTGCCGGGGCTGGATTCTCAGGAAGTGGCGACCGCGCTTGCATCGACTTGCCAGAGCCTGCGCGCGTTTGGCTATGTCAGCGCGTGGGGTTGTAAAACCATTTCAGACGCGATCGCCTATCGCGAGAATTTCAGCCAGCGCGAGCTCATGGTCATTCACCCTGATTTTCTGGCGTGGGACACCACGGCCGATGAGACCACTGTTGCATGGGCGACCGCCCGCGCGCTCGGCCTGCGTGCCAAAATCGACCAGGAAACCGGCTGGCACAAAACCCTGTCAAACGTCGGCGTCAATGGTGTCACCGGTGTCAGTGCCTCGGTCTCATGGGATTTGCAAGAGTCTGTAACCGACGCCAGTCTGCTGAATCAGGCCGGTGTCACCACGCTTATTCGTAACGATGGCTTTAAGTTCTGGGGAAACCGCACCTGTTCTGATGACCCGCTTTTCCTGTTTGAGAACTACACCCGCACTGCGCAGGTGCTGGCCGACACGATGGCGGAGGCGCACGCCTGGGCGATTGATAAGCCAGTCACCGCAACGCTTATCCGCGACATCGTCGCCGGTATTAATGCCAAATTCCGCGAGCTGAAAAATAACGGCTATATCGTCGACGGTTCGTGCTGGTACGACCCGGATTCAAACAGCGTGGAAACGCTCAAAGCGGGGAAACTGTATATCGACTACGACTACACCCCCGTCCCGCCGCTTGAAAACCTGACCCTGCGCCAGCGCATCACTGATACCTATCTGGCGAACCTGTCAGAGTCGGTCAACAGCTAAGGAGCTCAGAGCATGGCATTACCACGCAAACTGAAATACCTGAACATGTTTAACGACGGCCTCAGCTACATGGGCGTCGTGGAATCCGTCACCCTGCCAAAGCTGACCCGTAAGCTCGAGAAATACCGTGGCGGCGGGATGCCGGGCTCGGTGTCAATTGACCTCGGTCTCGATGACGATGCGCTGTCTCTTGAGTGGACGATTGGCGGCCTGCCTGACGTCGAGCTGTGGGCGCAGTACGCATCACCGGGCGCGGCCAGCGTGCCGTTACGTTTTGTTGGCTCATACCAGCGCGATGACACCGGCGAGATTTCCGCCGTTGAGGTGGTCATGCGTGGCCGTCACAAAGAGTATGACGGCGGCGAGAATAAACAGGGCGAAAGCGGCACGACCAAAATGTCGACCGAGTGCGCTTACTACCAGCTCACGATTGACGGCAAAGAGGTCATCGAGATTGACGTCATCAACATGGTGCTGAAAGTCGACGGCGTCGACCGTCTGGCTGAACACCGTAAGGCCATCGGCCTGTAATCCCTTAACCGGTCAGTCAGGCTGGCCGGCCACTTAACTTTGACGAGAGAAACAGCATGGAAAACATCATCGAAACCGCCACCACTGAAACTGAAAACCCGAACATTGTGATCCTCGATAACCCCGTCATGCGCGGTGAGCAAAAAATCGGGCAGGTAACAGTCACAAAACCCAACGCGGGAACCCTGCGCGGTGTGTCGCTGGCGTCGCTTGCAAACTCGGATGTCGATGCGCTGATTAAGGTGCTGCCTCGCATGACTTACCCGGCACTCACCGAGCATGAGGTCATGCGTCTGGAGGCGTCCGACCTGATTTTATTCGCCGGTAAGGTGGTAGGTTTTTTGTCGCCATCTTCGACTCGCTGAACTTCCCCGATAACCTGTCGGTCGATGACCTGATGGCGGATATCGCAGTGATATTTCACTGGCCGCCATCAGAGCTGAATTCACTGAGCGTGACCGAGCTCCTCACATGGCGCGAAAAGGCGCTGCAGCGAAGCGGAAAACATCATGAGCAATAACGTCAGACTTGAGGTGCTGCTTAACGCAGTAGACCGGGCAAGCCGACCGCTCAAAGCTATCCAGAACGCCAGCAAATCCCTTGCAGGCGACATCCGCACTTCACAAACCAGCCTGCGCGATCTGAATGCGCAGGCGTCCCGAATTGACGGATTCAGGAAAGCGAGCGCACAGCTTGCCGTGACCGGCCAGTCGCTTAATAAAGCGAAACAGGAAGCCGCCGCGCTGGCCATCCAGTTTAAAAATACCCAAAACCCCACGACGGCGCAGGCGCGCGCGATGGAGGCGGCAAAGAAATCCGCAGCTGACCTGCAGCTCAAATACAACGGGCTCAGGCAGTCGGTACAACGCCAGCGCACGGAGCTTGCGCAGGCCGGGATAAACACCCGCACGTTGTCGGCGGATGAGCGCCGTCTCAAATCCAGTATCAGCGAGACAACCGCGCAGCTTAACCGGCAACGTGATGCGCTGGCGCGCGTCAGCCAGCAACAGGCCAGACTCAGTGCCGTAAAGAGTCGCTATGAATCCGGGCAACAGCTCGCAGCCGGTGCGCGTAATGCAGGGATGGTGGGCGTGGGGGTGGCGACTGCCGGGCTTTATGGTGCGTCACGCTTCATTGCGCCGGGCATCGGCTTTGATAAGCAGATGTCAGGCTCGCAGGCGATCCTCGGACTCAATAAGGGGGATGACAAGCTCGCGGCCATTCGTCAACAGGCACGTGATATCGGTGCGACAACGGCCTTTTCACCGGGGGACGTTGCGCGCACGCAGACCACGCTCGCACGCTCAGGCTATAACGCTGATGATGTGCTGGCCGCGACCGGCTCAACCGTAAACCTGAGCCTCGCGGCTGACGTGGATATCGCAGAAGCCGCCGACATTATCACCAACATGCAATCGGCATTTACCCTGCCGACCACCGAGATTGAACGCGTCGCGGATGTGATGACAAAAGGCTTTACGTCATCAAACACCGGCCTGGTCGAGCTGGGCGAGGCGATGAAGTATGTCGCGCCTGTCGCGGAGGCCGCAGGCGCGAGCATTGAAGACACGACCGCCATGCTCGGCATTCTGGCTGATAACGGGATAAAGGGCTCGATGGCCGGTACGGGCGCGAGTGCCATTTTCAACCGCCTGCAGGCTCCTATGGGTAAGGCCGTTGACGCCATTTCCGAATTAGGGGTGAAGACCCGCGACAGCAAAGGGAACATGCTGCTGGTCGAGAAAATCCTCAAGGATATTCATAAATCCTTTGTGAAAAATAAGCTCGGTACCGCAGAGCAGGGCGAATACCTGAAAGTCATTTTCGGTGAAGAGGCCATGAAGGGCGCGATTAAACTTGTCGCTGCTGCCGGTGATGGCTCGCTCGATAACAAGCGCCAGCAAATCAGGGATTCGAAAGGCACTACAGAGCGCATTGCGAAAATTCAGACGGACAACCTCGACGGCGATTTAAAAAACCTGCAGTCGGCATGGGAAGACCTGCAGATTGAGGTATTCGAAAAAGAGGATTCAGCACTGCGCCGCCTGACGGTTTCCGCGACCGACTGGCTCGGCAAGGTTGCCGCCTGGGCGAAAGCTAACCCTGAATTGACGCAAACCCTGTTTAACGTGACCGCCGGTGCGCTGGCGCTGGTCGGCGTGCTCGGTGGGATTGGCCTGATTGCATGGCCGGTCATCGCCGGGATAAACGGGATTATCGCTGCAGCCGGTGTGCTGGGTGTTGTTTTCAGCACTGCAGGCAGCGCCATTGTGGCCGCATTAGGTGCTGTCAGTCTGCCGGTGGTCGCTGTGGTCGCTGCCGTGGTGGCCGGTGCGCTGCTTATCCGTAAATACTGGGAGCCGCTGAGCGCATTCTTCTCGGGCGTAGTGGAGGGACTTAAAGCGGCCTTTGCGCCTGTTGCGGAAATCTTTGCCCCGCTTGCACCGGTGTTTGACTCCATCATCGAGAAACTGCGCGGGGTATGGCAGTGGTTCACTGACCTGATAGCGCCGGTTAAGGCGACGCAGGAAACACTCGACCGCTGCAAAAATGTCGGCGTGGCGTTTGGTCAGGCTCTGGCCGATGCGCTGATAGCTCCCCTGAATATCTTTAACAGCCTGAGTGGCAAGGTCGGATGGCTGCTGGAAAAACTCGGGGTCATTAAAAAAGAGTCGGGCGACCTCAACCAGACTGCAGCGAAAGCCGGTGCGCAAAACGGGTCATATATCCCGGCAACCTCGGCTTATGGTGGTTATCAGGCTTATCAGCCGGTGACAGCGCCTGCAGGCCGGTCTTACATCGACCAGAGCAAGCGGGAATACAACATCAATCTGTCAGGTGGTGCCGGGGCGGGGACTGACCTTGACCGACAGCTGCGCGACGCCGTCGACAGAATCGACCGCGAAGAACGGGCGCGCCAGCGCTCAAGTATGCGCCACGACGGATGAGGGCTAAAGCATGTTAATGGTACTGGGTTTATTTGTATTTGAGCGCCGCACGCTGCCGCATCAGTCGATGCAGTATTCGAAGGATTACCGCTGGGCGTCAAACGACCGTGTTGGTAAACCACCGGCCTATCAGTTTCTCGGGGAGGGGGAAACCTCGCGCACGCTGTCGGGCGTGCTTTATCCTGAAATTACCGGCGGCCGCCTGTCGCTGATGGCTGTCGAGCTGATGGCAGACGAGGGCAGGGCGTGGCCGCTGATTGACGGAACGGGCATGATCCACGGCATGTATGTCATCGACAAAGTGACCCACACGCACACTGAGTTATTCAGCGACGGCGCGGCCAGAAAAATTGAATTCAGCCTGTCACTGAAACGGGTCGATGACTCGCTCGCGGCCATATACGGCGACCTTAGCACGCAGGCAGGCAATCTGGTGACGTCTGCCGGTAACTGGATTGGAGGGCTGACGGGATGATTAGTGGGATTAACGTGCAGGCCGGGTCGCGGGTTGCCCCGGCGTTTATGCTCACGCTCGATGGCGATGACATCACGCAGAATTTCAGCGACCGGCTTATCGGTCTGACCATGGCGGACAATCGCGGATTCGAGGCTGACCAGCTCGACATTGAACTCGATGATACCGACGGACTTGTCGAGCTGCCGCCGCGTGGTGCAAAGCTGACGCTGTGGTTAGGCTGGCAGGACTCGGCCTTGCTGCATAAGGGAAGTTTCACGGTCGATGAAATTGAGCACCGCGGAGCGCCTGATACGCTGACCATCCGGGGGCGTAGTGCCGATTTTCGCGGCACGCTGAACTCGCGCCGGGAGCAGTCATGGCATGACACCACGCTCGGGGTTATTGTCGAGACCATCGCGGCACGCAACAAGCTGACGGCCAGCGTGGCCGATACGCTGAAAGCGATCACCGTGCCTCACATTGACCAGACGCAGGAATCCGACGCGGTGTTTCTGTCCCGCCTGGCTGACCGCAACGGCGCAACGGTCTCGGTTAAGGCCGGTAAACTGCTCTTCCTCAAAGCCGGTAGCGCGATGTCAGCCAGTGGCAAACCTGTCCCGGAAATGACGATTGAGCGCGGCGACGGCGACCGACATCAGTTTGCCATTGCTGACCGGGAGGCCTACACCGGCGTCACAGCTAAATGGCTGCACACCAAAGACCCGAAGCCGCAAAAGCAAAAGGTAAAGCTCAAACGCAAACCAAAGGTGAAGCACCTGCGCGCGCTGGAGCATCCGAAGGCGACCAAAACCACGGCAAAGGCCAAAGCCAAAAAGGAGCAGGAAGCGCGCGAGGGTGAGTATATGGCCGGTGAGTCTGACAACGTGCTGGAGCTGACAACCATCTACGCGACAAAGGCGCAGGCCATGCGCGCCGCTCAGGCAAAGTGGGACAAAATTCAGCGCGGGGTCGCGGAGTTTTCAATCTCGCTGGCGTTTGGCCGTGCGGATTTATTTCCCGAAACGCCGGTGGCGGTTAAAGGCTTTAAGCGCGTTATAGACCAGCAGGCGTGGATAATCAGTCGGGTGGTGCATAACCTTAACGGGAGAGGCTACACGACGGGCTTAGAGCTTGAGGTGAGGATTTCAGATGTTGAATATGTAGCGGAGGAGGAAGAATAATTGATTTATTCTCAAAGATTGAAAATTTGAGTATCATGGATTCACTATTTGTGAATTGAGGGCGTTTTATGTTCCACTGTCCTAAATGCCAGCACGCGGCACATGCGCGCACAAGTCGATATCTGAGTGAGAATACTAAAGAACGCTATCACCAATGCACTAACATAAATTGCAGTTGTACGTTTGTAACGATGGAGTCGATAGAGCGCTTTATAGTTACGCCGGGTAACATTAACTCCGCGCCACCTCATCCACAAGCAGGCGGCCAACGAGCCTTATGGCTCTAATAGTAAACCGCCTCTAAGGCGGTTTTAATACGGCTAAACGAGTTGCTTACCTGAACAATATACGTAAAGATCTTGAAGATGTTTATTGTTTAGTTTTATCTCTGCTAATGCGTAACCAGAAAAACCAACCATGATATTTTCTACCTTCACAAACTCTTCAGTTTGTTTTTTATCCACCATAGAATCTCTCAAATGCTTCAAAAGAAGTGCAGTTTCATAAGCTGATTCAAGCTTTTGATAGAAAATTGCATCCGCTTTTGCAACATCAAGCATATGTTTTTCGATGATAGCGGTACGGTACTCTGATAATAATCCCGAGTTCAAACCCTCTTGTCCTCCCTTAATGTAATATCGGGTCTTGCCTGACGGGCTAAGCTCTAAAGACAATAGAAAAGGGCAAACTTGACCATTATCTTCATATGGCTCGAAATATGAGCAAATTTCTACAATTTCAGATTTTAATTTCCAATTAAGTTCACACTCTCTTGCAACTATCTGTTTTAGTGCATCTATTTCATTTTTTTTTGCTTTCTTCTTACGGTTTGATTCTAAGATTTCTTTCGTAAAAAAAAGAATTATTGCAACAACAGCGGAGGCTGGAATCAGCCCGCTCTGAGTCACAAAAGCGGTTAAGTCGGAAATCCACTCGCATTGAGATGCAATTTGTTGCGTCGCCATTTTATCGCCATCGTAAACGTAGATAACAAAAAAGCCACTCAT